GGATTGGATGTGCGCCCAGATAGGGCATGATGTTGTTTTGTAGTGTGGGAACTACACCGTAAGATAACGCGGTAAACCACCTGCCTAACCGAAAGGCGAAAGCTGACACGGGAACAGAGCATGGCAGGAAAGCAGTAAGTTGTTTAAGGCAATATAACACGACTGAACTGCAAGGTAAAGTGGATATAAGGTTTAGGTTATATTTACCGAATGTGAGTTTCAAGTTTCCGTTCCGATTGGACATAGGAAAGTGCCTGAAACCTATGGCGCAAAGACAAATAAGAGGAGTATCTTGACTCTTATTGTTATCAATAATTTGCGCAACGAGCAGGAGAACCTGTTTTAACGAAACGAAAGCAAAACCGAGAATCCACAATTTCCAACACATCATGCTAACTGGGGATAACCTAAACGGAAACGCCGTAAGGCTATGACCTCTAAGGGTTTGAATATTCCGCAAGGTTACGGAGCGTTCGTAGTAGTCAGGGGCGGTAACGCCGTCATAAAGGCGAAGGGACGCAGTTGTTCTGTACTAAAATGAAAATTGATTAGGGAGGAAAACCTCAAAATGAAACCAACAATGGAAATTTTAGCAAGCATTAAGGAAAATTCATCGAAAAACAGTGAAGAAGTCTTTACAAGGCTTTATCGCTACCTCTTGCGTCAAGATATTTGGTATGAGGCGTACAAGAATTTGTATGCTAACAGCGGAGCGGCAACAAATGGCGTTGATAACGACACCGCAGACGGGTTCAGCAAGGAAAAGATAGATAGAATTATCGCTTCCCTTGCTGATGGAACCTATAAGCCGAAGCCCGCAAGGCGAACCTATATCAAAAAAGCAAACGGCAAAATGCGACCACTCGGGATACCAACTTTCACGGACAAACTCGTCCAAGAAGTTTTAAGAATGGTCATGGAAGCAGTGTATGAACCAGTATTTCTAAATTGCTCTCATGGTTTTCGCCCGAAAAGAAGTTGCCACACGGCTCTCTCAACTCTTAAAAAGGAGTTTACAGGGGCTAAGTGGTTTGTTGAGGGAGATATTAAAGGTTGTTTCGATAATATTGACCACGCCGTATTGGTAGGGTTTATCAACCAGAAAATCAAAGACGCAAGGCTGATTAAGCTGATTTACAGATTCTTAAAAGCGGGCTTTGTGGAAAACTGGCAGTATAACAACACTTATAGCGGTACGCCGCAGGGCGGAATTATTTCGCCATTACTCGCCAATATCTACTTGCACGAACTGGATAAATTTGTGATGACGCTGAAATCAGAATTTGACAAGCCCAATGAAACTGTAAGGACAAAGGAGTATAATCGTTTGTTCACACAGAGGGTCAAACTGAAAAAGCTGATTGATTGTGCGGACGGGGAAGAAAAGCAGGACTTGCTCAAACAATATAAACAAGTGAGAGCAGAAATGATGAGAACCCCATATACTCCGCAGGACGACAAGAAAATCAAATATATTCGTTATGCAGACGATTTTCTAATCGCCGTTAAGGGAAACCGTGAGGATTGTGTGGAAATCAAGAGAAAACTGGCTGAGTTTATCAGCGGAACGTTGAAAATGGAGCTCAGCGATGAAAAAACTCTTATTACACACAGTTCAGAAAAAGCGCGTTTTCTCGGCTATGATGTTAGTATCCGCAGGAATAGTTCGATTAAACCCCATGGAAAAGGGCGACCCACACAAAGAACGCTTAACAACAAAGTGGAATTGCTCATACCCAAGGATAAAATCAGCAAGTTTGTGTTTTCAAAAGGCATTGTTAGGCAAAAGAAATGCGATGAGATGTTTCCGATTAGCAGAGTGCCGCTCAGGAACTCCACCGATTTGGAAATCATCACCATTTTTAATGCCGAACTACGTGGTATATGCAACTATTATTCCTTAGCAAGTAATTTTAGCGACTTAAATTACTTTAACTATTTAATGGAATATAGTTGTCTGAAAACGCTGGCGACAAAGCACAAAACCCGCATTACGAAGATTAAGGAAATGTTTAAGGACGGTAAAGGTTCGTGGGCTATTCCTTATGAAACAAAAGCAGGTAAGAAACTTATGTATTTCGCAAAATACACCAATTGCAAGGGTGCAAATGCAACTGATACCGTAACAAAAGCGGCAGTTACAATTGGTTATAACAGAAACACTTTTGATAAACGGTTAAATGCGGATATATGTGAATTGTGCGGTAAAACAGGCGCAGGGAAATATGAAATTCACCATATTCACAAAGTAAAAGACCTTAAAGGTAAGGAGCTTTGGGAACGTGCTATGATTTCAAAGAAAAGAAAAACGCTTGTTGTTTGCCATCAGTGCCACCAAAATATTCACCACCCAAAATGATGAGTTTTCTAAAATTAAAGAACAATGGAGAGCCGTGTACTTCGAGAGGGGTAAGCACGGTTCGGAGAGAGGACTGGACAAACCTGCCATCGAAAGACGGTAAGGCGGTTCTTTCCTACTCTACAGTTTATATTACGCCAAGATCACTGAAGATCAAAATGGCATCGAAACCTATGGAACTCCTAAAGCCCTGGCGAAAGCCATGACAGCAGAGCTTAGTGTGGAGCTAATTGAAGCAATCCTTTATGCGGATGACGGGGCATCTGAGGTCGTGAAGGAGTTTAAAAGTGGATCTCTTAGCTTGGGGATTGATGATATTGGGTCCTTGGTGGCACAGGATTTGACGGGTTGTAAAATAGACAGCAACAATGTAGTGGTATCAAGAAGTGAAGATGGCGGAAGTCCTGTGGCCATAGGGTTTCGTGCCAAGAAGGCCAACGGAAAATATCGTTATTTTTGGCTTTACAGGGTCATATTTAGCGTTCCTGCCACAAGCCTTGCTACAAAAGGTGACTCTATTACCTTTAGCAGTCCAACCATAGAAGGAATGGTGTTTAGGAGAAACAAACTGGATGGAGAAAACAAGCATCCTTGGAAAGCAGAAGTCACTGAAGGAGATAGTGGGGTGGCACCATCTACGATTTCCAGTTGGTTTACCTCGGTTTATGAACCGGACTTCGCCGTAGTTACGCCAACTATAGCCATCACAACACAGCCAGCTACCCTGACTGAAGTAACAGCTGGTAGTATCACAGGAAGTCTTTCTGTTGCGGCAAGCTCCAACACGTCAAATCCTGTGACGTATCAGTGGTATGAAAATACCGTTGACAGTTCTACAGGAGGTGCAATCATCAACGGGGAAACATCTGCAAGCTTTGATATACCAACAGACCTGCTGGCAGACACTTACTACTATTACTGTGTTTTAAGCTCTAGTGGTGCAGAGAGTGTAACAACCTCAGTAGCTACTGTTGTTGTATCGTAAGGGAGGAATTATCATGGCAGATGAAAAATTGAAGATAGAGGAAGCCGCTGAAGAAAGAAGTACCACCATCGATATTGGGGGGACTGAGTTTAAGATGGTACTCACCACCAAAGCTACAAAGGAAATTGCTAAACGGTATGGTGGGCTTGAAAACCTGGGTGAGAAACTGATGAAAAGTGAGAACTTTGAACTCGCACTGGATGAGATTGTCTGGCTCATTACGCTTCTTGCGAATCAGTCCATCCATATTCATAATATCAGAAACAAGGATGATAAAAGGGATCTGATTACAGAAGAAGAAGTGGAGCTTCTCACCACGCCTTTTGATCTAGCGAGTTACAAAAATGCCATTATGGCAAGCATGATGAAAGGCACCAAAAGGAATGTGGAGAGTGAATCCTCAAAAAACGAGGTAGTCGGGTAAGTGATGAAGAACTCTTTACCCGACTGATTTATTATGGAACTACTCATCTAAGTAGAAGAGAAAATGAAGTGTGGCTGATGCCCATCGGTTACTTGATGGACCTTTGGGAATGTCATAAGCAGTTTATTGGTATCTCAAAACCAAGAAAGGAATATACAATCGACGATATTATTCCAGAGTTCCTATAAAAGAATAAGTTTACGCTGACACCAAAAACAGGTGTCTTTTTTCATGCCCTGAAGGAGGAGGTGAGGAGATTGTCAGATTCATTTGGATTTAAGCTTGGGATTGAAGGGGAGCGCGAGTTTAAGAACGCTTTAAGGGATATTAACCAAAGCTTCAAGGTGTTAGGCTCTGAGATGAATCTAGTCACGTCCCAGTTTGACAAACAGGATAAATCGCTACAGGCGGTGACTGCGAGAAATGAAGTTCTAAATAAAGAAATTGATGAACAGAAAAATAAAATAAGCACCTTAGAAGCTGCATTGAATAACGCCGCTGAGTCCTTCGGGGAAAATGACAAGCGTACGAAAGCCTGGCAGATTCAGCTGAATAACGCGAATGCGGATCTTATCAAAATGGAGCGTGAACTTGAGAATTCTACAGCCAGTGCTGAAGATTTAGGTGAAGAGTTAATAAGGTCTGGAGAAGCCGCAGATGATGCAGGTGGAAGATTTGACAAGATGGGTGGAATCCTTAAAGGCATCGGTGTGGCAATGGGAACTGTGGCTGTGGCGGCAGGAGCTGCAGCAATTAAAATTGGAAAGGAAGTTGTTCAGCAGTTTGGTGAGCTGGAACAAAACCTCGGTGGCTCAGAGGCTGTATTTGGTAAGTATGCAGCTTCCATTCAAAAGACTGGAGAAGAAGCTTATAAGAACTTGGGTGTATCTCAAAGTGATTATCTTGCCACAGCCAATAAGATGGGTGCTTTATTTCAAGGATCCGGTGTTGAACAGCAAAAGAGTCTAGAGTTGACAGAAAAGGCTATGCAACGAGCCGCTGATATGGCATCCGTTATGGGTATCGACATGCAAACTGCGCTTGATTCTGTTGCTGGCGCTGCAAAGGGCAACTTTACCATGATGGATAATCTAGGCGTGGCTATGAATGCTACAAATATCGAAGCCTATGCTCTTGCAAAGGGACTTGATTTCACTTGGGCCACAGCTACTCAGGCAGAGAAAGCTGAGGTAGCCATGCAGATGTTTTTTGAAAACACAGAGCAGTACGCTGGAAACTTCGCCCGTGAATCAACAGAGACGGTTACAGGATCTATTGGACTTTTACAAGCAGCTCTCGGTTCATTTACAGCAGGATTAGGTAATGCCAATGCGGACATGACAAATCTGACAGAAAATCTCGTGGATGCCTTCCAATCAGTGGTTAAAAACATTGTGCCTATCATTGAGAACATTGTGACTGCACTGCCACCTGCTATGGATGCCATTTTAGTTGCACTTGCTGAACTGCTACCAGTGCTTCTAAGTACCGTAACTGACCTCTTTGGACAGGTCCTTGGGACATTACTCAGTTTGCTTCCAGAGCTGATTCCAGCAGCTGTGGATGCAGTGATGACCATAGTGGGAGCCCTAATCGATAATCTACCGCTGTTAATTGAAGCAGCAATTTTACTTGTAACTACATTAGTTGAGGGGATAGGTATAGCACTTCCAGAGCTGATTCCATCTGTCGTACAAGCTATCATTCTTATTGTAGATACGCTAATTTCCAACATGGACCAAATTCTAAATGCCGCATTTCAACTTGTCCAGGGACTGGCTACAGGAATACTAGATTCTCTGCCCACGCTGATTGAAGCCTTGCCACAAATCATTAATGGAATCATCACTTTCATCACAAATAACCTACCAAAGATTATCGAGATGGGTGTAAAGCTGACCGTTCAATTGGCTGCAGGACTCATTAAAGCAATACCTCAATTGGTAGCACAACTCCCACAAATCGTTACTGCAATTCTAAAAGGAATTGGCACCGCAGCAACTTCAATTGTTAGTATTGGGAAAGATATTGTAAGAGGTCTCTGGGATGGTATTTCCTCTATGGTTGGTTGGATTAAAGATAAGGTGGATGGCTTTGTTGATGGGCTTGTTGGTGGTGTTAAAGGTGTATTAGGTATTAATTCACCTTCATTGGTATTTGCTGGAATTGGTGAAAACATGGGGGAAGGTATCGGAGTAGGTTTTAATCATATTATGAACAAAGTATCAAAGGATATGAAGAAATCTGTTCCAACTGACTTTGATTTTGATACGAACTTAAACATGAGCGAAAACTTTCAAGTCTTTAGACAAGAGAAGAGTGTGAGGTCAATTGTTGAACATACCGGTGTCATTGAAGTTAGAGGAATAAATAATAAGAATGAGCTTACAGGTGTTGTGGAAATAATCATGGACCAATTTAGAAGGGAGGCTAGGATCTGATGATAAGACTTGAAACATCAAGTGGTGAAATTCTTTCAATGATCTTAAAGGAAGTCTCTCCAATAAAGTGTGCTTCCCATAAGCAGGTAAACAGACTCCTTGATGGAACATATCATGTTCAAATTATTGGTAGTCCTTTAAAAAGTATCGAAGGTAAAATTGTTACATCCCATAATCAAGCAGATAAACTTAATGCGTTAATAGACCAGGGTACTCCCCTGGTTTTAATCTTTTTAGATAAGAAGTATCTGGTCTATATCGATGAACCAATCCAGTGGAAAAGAATTAATTTTGCTCATGGTGATAAGGATAAAAGCTACTTTGAAGGCATGCTTCTTATGATTATTAAAGAGGAGGTGATGGCATGAGAAGTATCACCTCCCACTTGAATGAAAAGCTAAAAAGTCCTCAGCAAACACCAGCTAACAAGGCTGACCCAAAGATGAGTATAAGGGTAAGCAGGGCCAGGACCACCGTAATGGATTCAGACTACTGGACTGTTGAAACCATAAGGACTGCGGATAATTTAGGGGATATATCCTTGGCTGCAAGAAGAAGAGTTCCCTACGGGTCTCCGGACAGTATCTACGAAATCCACATAGAAGGTGGTATCGTTAAAACCTCAATCAGGAAATATCCTGATTACTTTAAGCTAGGCTGGGTTCAGCAGTTTGAACTTGGGGAAGGAAGCGCTGTGGCCATAGCTTTTAACGGAAACTGGCAGCTTCATAGGAGAAAGTGGAGACTTGCAACGGACGAGAAGCCCTTTATTTTCTGGGTGGATTCAGATGGAGTCTTATGGAGTCAGCTGTGGGATTTAAGTGAGACAAAAAGGCAGATCTCCTCTTCAGTTACGAAAGTCAAAGCCATAAGAGGCTGGAAGAATGTGAACTTTCCGGACAAGGACCAGGGGATCATCGTTTCCTATATTAAAACTGATGGGAAGGTATATTATTCAAGCTACTGTCAGACTGTGGACTTTACTAATGTCTGGGAGCCTGAAAGACAACTTGTGGAATTCACTGCAACTGCCATATCTTTAAATATGTTTATCACCAATGACTTTAGAATGGGTTTTACCATTGAAGATTCTTCAGGAAACATACACTGGATGGTCACAGAAAGAAACTGGGCTGGTATGGCCATAGCAACAGAAACCATAAAGCCATATTTGGAGAAGTCAAAGACAG